GAGCTTCGGTCAATTGATTAGACTTGATCTTCTCTCCTGTCATTTCAAAGATCATTTCACTTACAATCACTGGATCTATCCCTTTAGCATCGACTAACGAGTATAATTCTGAAAGAAGTTCGTCTTTTGATGAGGGATGAAACAATTCATCAGGATTAAAGGCTGGTGGATCTCGCTTTACTGGAGCCTTTGGTTTTGTTTTTGGAGTTTCGGGGAGTGAAGCATTTCCGTCATCGTCATCAGTGTCGACAACCCCAAGCATGGCACTTAATGAATACCTTCTAGCATAAGTGATTGAACTTCCTAGGCCCTGCATATCCCTTCGACCTAAGATCAACTGCACTCTGGACTCGATCTTCTCTCCCGACGCGTGAGCCAAGATCGTTTTAAGGTAGTACGCCTCACCCTCGTTCTCGACGCATTGAATGAACGAAAGTCCATTTTTCGCTAGTGGTGTTTTAATTGCTTCCATGACTGAGCTTAGGCTTGCGTACTTAGACTTGTAGTGTGGATTTACCATATCAAGCGCAGCAGGCTTTAATTCTGATTGTGCTTTACACAGTGCTTCAAATAGCTTTTGGCCTTCCATTTTGACTCCTTGGTTTTTGAGTCTAGTTAGCCGAAAAAAAATACTGACGCAAGGAAACAATGGTGAAATTGAAATTGATTCTGAGTGTTTTTGAGATGAAGATCACAAGATCATCTTAGTTACTGCATAAGAGAAGACACGAAAGCTTTCGGGGACCGTGAGATAACCAATCATGTTCGCGCATGATCAGCGGGGAAGGCATGGCCCAAGGTGAAGACCAGACATGACTCAGCGTCGAGGATTAAGTGCTGAGCGGAGGGCCCCCTAAGCTTTCTTACATAGTTTGATGTGAAACTTAAAAATAAGCATCAAAAAAAGCTAATTCAAAACTTCATTTTTTTTGAAGGTAGCTACTGCTACGCCCTAATCTGGTAAAGCTTTCAAAGCATTTATCCTTTAAAACTTTTCTAGTGAGTGATAAAGAAAGTGCTTCCAAGGAGTCTCAAGTGACCGATCAAGATCGTATTGACCAGATATTAAAGTCAGGGAAGATCCCAAGTAAAACGAGATCCATAGTTGAGGACATAAAAAAAAGTAGTGCAGCATTTGGATCTCTCACTCTCTCTCAAAGCAATTTGATTCAAAAACTTCATCAAAACTTGTTTCCAGTGAGATCGTCAGTGATCGAAAAAAAGCCTGATCCTTGTAAATCTTGCAAAGATCTAGGTTTGGTTTATGTGGTGTTAGAAGATGATGTTTTGGTGATTGCAAAGTGCCATTGTGTAGTTGGGGATAGGCAATCTTGGCGAGTGAAACAGGTTTTTGAAGGGGAGTATCAGACCAGGTCAATCACGTTTGATATAGGATCAATGTCATTTGAACATCAGGTAGAATTGTGGCGAGAAAAAATGAAGATCTCTGAAGAATATTGGTGTCAATTTGAAGTACAGACTACACCTTGAGATTGATGTACTCCCCGAGTCTTTAAACAAAAAAAACACTGCTGGACGATGGGGAAGACATAAAGAAAATAAAAAGTGGGACATGCTGATAGGCCTATCTATCGCCGATCAAGGGGAGTCTCTCCCTCGATCTCCACTCACAAAAGCTAATGTTAGGTTTGAAAGGAAGTCGCATCGGTTCTTAGATTATGACAATTTCGTGGCTTCATTGAAACCTGTCATGGATGCCTTAGTTGACGCTAAGGTGCTTCTTGATGACTCATGGGGAGTGACAGGATCTTGGGACTGCAATCAATCATTTAGGCCCAAGGCAAATGGCCCAAAATTAGTCATTGATATCATCGAACTTTAAGACCATCTCTGTAGTCGTATCCTAACACTCCCCTGCACACCCTAGCCCTATATTCTGATCCCTCATTGTGCATAACCAATAGAACGCTTTCTTTCTTAAGACCTGGCTTCATTCCAGCCACAATCTCAGCACAAGAATTAAGGCGATCAATACAAGTCTGATCGATATCTCCGCCGCCACCAAAAACCACACACATTAAAGCCAATATATTTCCCATACCATTAATATAACACAATGCATCATAATAGTCTAGGAATATCTGATACCAATTCAGTTGGATCTTATAAGTGATATAATAAGAGAAGGGCACCATGTCCGATAAGAATTATAGGCTCAAAGAGATAGAATTCAGGATTACAAAGCTTAAACATACATTAGAAGGCCTTATACCTATTTGGACTCAAGTGGATAGGAAGGTATCTAGCATCAAGGCTGAGCTTGATCGTCTTGAGGATGAGAAGTGCGCGATAGATCAAGGTCAGATCGAATTCGATCCAGAAGCTAGTTTTTGAGCTTATCCTTCAACGATTGAAGACGCTTTAAAAGGTACAAGGTCTCAGAGGCCTTTTGCTCTTCACTTAAGTCATCCCTAAGCGGGACAAGTGCAAGATCTCTTTCAATGGCTTCGATCTTTTTTCTCAAAGCCATTTTTTCCAGATACCTTTCAATTATACGAAACATTCAAGGACCGACTTCTTTATGCGCCTCGATATTAGGCATATCAGTCTTACAGATAGCATTTCTGACATCTTCATTTGAAAGGCCAAAAGCCGCGCCAAGGCCAGCGATCAGTAGTGCTCCAATATAAGCCACCGCAGGCTTCTTCAATACTTTCAAAACACGATCGAAGATTGCTTTCATAACTACCCCTTTGATCAAAATTGGTATCATCTTCCCTTAATAGTATCATCCAGGTTCAAGGCTTCAATCAAACTGACATCGAGAAGCCGCTTAGCCCATCCGCCCCCGAAGTGGTGCCAGTTTTTGTTTTTTCGGTATCTATCCATTCGAGCTTGAGCGTACTTTTTAAGTAGTGACTGAAGTCCTATCCTATTTAAAGACTCCATAAAGCCCAAGGTCTTTGGTCCGACAATCCCATCAGCCTTAATGCCTGGCATGCATCCCTGAAGCATACTGACCCCAGCCACAACACCTTGGTTCACACAAGCATCAAAGACCATAAGCCTAAGTGCAGGCATATCCCCAATACTCGCCTTTTTCCAATAGTCAGATAGGTAAATTGACCTAGCCTCACCCTTACTTAGTGCCTTGATATCAACATGAGGATAGGCCCTTTTTGATATCCCATACTTCGTCTCGCCCCCAGGATCTTGATGATCCCAAGAGTAAAGCCCCTCATGCTCCAAAACGATATCAAGACAGGTGTCGAAATTCATCGCTTTGGCCTTCTTAATGGCTTTCTAGGCTTTATGTCTTCAATACCTTCTTCAGCCAACGCTCGTCTTGTTTGAAGCATTAAGGCTAGATTGTGGATATCTCGTTTCATTGTGTGGACATCTGTCAAAGCTTGATCAATCAAAGCCTTCGACACTCTTGACTCGTTTTGCGTTTCAGCAATCTGATCTTTAAGCTTAATGTATGACGCAAAGACCGCGCCTATCACTGTCACCACTATTGATAGAAGTTCTATGTAGTTCATTTCATCTGATCTTCGTTATCAAAAGTTCAGCAAACACATTGACGTCACCATAGTTAGGTGCTGAACCAAGACCATCGGTACTTCTCGTTATGCTGCACCTTCCTTGTAACTCAAAATCCTTGGAAGATGTTATTTCAAAAAAGCCATACATGGTGTTGATCATAGTGGCTACTGCTGCCCCAATGTCAACACCTACTTGAACCTGCTCAGGTATACCCACAATAACATCAGTCGAATCTGTGGTATTTCTTATTTTGTGCTTCACAATACCACAATAGAAAGACTGAGCCTTTCCTTCTAGCAAATAGTATCCTGGCACCAAAGTAAAAACACTAGAACTTAGTGAAACAAAAGTCGTGTCACCGTACATGGTTTGAAGTGTTCTTTTGACATACGAACCCGATGTGAATGTCCCTGCTTGTGTAGTTGACGCGGATCTTTCATCTCGAATTGTCACCCTTTTATTTAAGTTATTTAGTAGAATCCAGTTTGAACCATTTGATGCAATCTTCACAATTTCACCTTTTGAAAAAAGCTTTAGATGCCCTGAGCCATTCAATCCAATAGTTTGTGAAGATGTTGTCAGTAGCGTGTAAATGTTTGTTGCAGTAGTGCCATTGTGAATGATTTCGAACACCCGACCTTGAGCACCTGAGCTTGAAGCATCAGGAAGGGTTAAGTCGAAAGATGATCCAGATAAGACACATATATCATCGTCAAAACTTAATGCACTAGCACTTGTGTAGGATGTTATTTTTCTTCTTGCTCTAGCTCCAACGGCCAATGCACTTCGTGTGACGTTTCCTGCAGCTAGAACATAATTTTTGAGCTGCAGCGAACTTGCGCGATAGGTCTGAAGGCCAGTGTCTAATATCCAAGATGCAGCGTCAGTTATGTTCGAAATTAGTTGAAGGTCTGTGATCTTTTTTTGAGCCATTTTAAATCCCCTAAATTTGCGTCAATGTGATCTCGGTGAATATTCCATTCGGCACAAGTTCAAATAGAGTCAGCTCAAGTTCAAATTGAGTCTGAAAGCCTTTGATCGTTTGCACAGATATGTTATCGCCATCTTCATCAACAACCTCTTCAAAGACAAAAGCATTGTCGACAATTTTCCTTGAAATTAGGTCATTTAAGATAACTTCATCTGCAATGATATCAATCTCAAGATGACCAGGGTTTGGCACCGTGAAAAGCACCTGAACTTCATCACCAAATATTCTTCGAAAAACTGTCAGATAGCTTTCAAAAGATCCTGCGACTTCGAAGGCTGAAAATATCTCTGGAAAAACATCTCGAAAAATTGCTGGATCGATCGATCTAGCTAGTGGTGCTCTATCGTCTTCCCTAATTATATCGCCTAGAGGAGCGGCGAGAAGTGCTTCTTCTTCGAAGTCATCTAGCTGAAGACCGATGTCTTCAATGACTTCCTTTCCAGCGTTATCAAATTTGATTTCTAGATCGTCACCCTTAAACCTTTGCACTTAGTTCTCCACAATGATCGTTCTAGATAGATCAGTGACAAGTAGTTGATCGAAGTCTGAATCAAAAACAGTGCTACTCCATGTTGGAGTAGGATCAATTTCTCCATTAGTCACGTCATCAGTCCACTCTAGAAGAACCTGAGAAGTCCAAGGTGCATCAGATTGCTGAAAGTATTTTTCAGGCTCAAAATTTAAACCAAGGCGATATCTTCTAGATATCTGAAGAAGAAGCTTGGCCCTTACGTCATCAGGGCTTTCAATAAAGTTTTGGTTATTCTCGGATAGCGTCAGAGTCAGTCTTAATCCAATATCAATTCTAGTAGGAAGATGATATTTGAAGTCAAAAGACTGGCCATTGGATAGAACTATAGGAGTAGACTCACTCCCCTCAGTCACAGCTCCAGCTACAGTCGAGTCCTTAATGATCTCAGCAATTTCAGCCCTCATTTCGGCGTAGTTTGGATCGGTGTCATCAACATCAACGCAGATATTTATTTTTCCACGATCTGCTAATTCCATAGGCTTCACACTAACTAGAATTCCAGAAGGAAATAAATCAGACCTATAAGCCTGCATTGCTTCAATGATTCCAGGATTAGTCACGACAGGTCTTAGAATTCTTTCATTCGTGACATCAAAATACTGCTGAAGTTTTAAGAATATCTCGGAAGTCTTGATCTCGTTTTTTTGTACCCTTTGAGCCAAGGTGTAGAAATACTTGTAGAAGTTAGTCCCAACAAACTGCGGATAAGTATAAGTGGTGCCAAATTGTGCATTGATGCCATCCATGATCTCTGTCAAGATCGTTTCAAGGCTTACAGGCTGATAACCGTTATTTCGACTAAATGACATGCTTTACCCCGATACTAATCCCGATCCTGACTCCATTGGAGGGATCAAGAAAGTGTATTGTTCAAAAAGATTTCCAACAACATCAATCACTTCACTCACATTGACGCCATTTCTGGCCAAAACTTCAATCAAATAAGCCTGAAAGCTTTCGTTTTGAAAAATGAAGTTTTCGTCTAAGAAGTACTTAAGATCGATACCAAAGCCTGGAAGATATTCCAATGATCCTAGCTGTACTGATAGAATGTTTTTGGCCTTTTCCGTTTGGGTATCAAATAAGCCGATGTCATTCCCTACCGAAACAATATCAATCATTTCAATGACTCCCCAAGTTCATTCAATTCTGATGCAATAGCATTGATCTCTGCAACATCTGACGCAAGCGTTCCTGGCGGAGCTGTCGTTGGTCCGGTCATTCCAGCCCCTATTGAGGTCAATATTTCACCGATCTTTTCAATGCTTTCTGACACCTTCTCGATAGTTGTCTTAAGATCTGGACTAGTCTTTGCCAGATAGTATGACCTGTTCCCGTCAATTATAAGCTTCCCAATAGAAGCCCCGACACCCTCAGAGAAGATGAAAGTAGGAGTGATCTCTTGCCCCTCAACCGTCACAATACCACTTTCGCATGTGGCATCTAATATTCTAGCCATATTGCACCCATTGATATTTGAAAGTCTGTGTTTCGAATTGATACCAGGCCGAATATTCCTTCACTCTTTGGCCATCTTCCCTGACGGTGCCTGGCATCAAAAGGCCTGAAGATAAGAAGCCAAAAAGTGAAAGTGAAACATTGCCTCTGATAGATATTGAACTAATTGGCACCACAATCTTTCGTTGAAAGTCATAGACAAGGCCATTCTGCTTAAAAACTTCCCAAACATTACCATGATATGTGACCAATGCTTCGTTGCCCAGGTAGTCTGCACCTTCTATAGAATAGTCCTTTGCATGCTCAAGATCTTTGAAAGTGTAGTAGTCCGAGACTGGCACAAGCTCGATCTCAAAAATAGACTGAAGCCTAGAAAGCTCATCTGGCTTTTGAGGATAGAACAAAAAATATCCATGCCTACAATCAATCCTCATTGACCTTAAAACCTATTTGAATAGATCCGTCATCAAGTATTCTTAAGCAATGGTCATCAAATACAAACGGTGACTTTCCGTTGATGTTGTTAGCCAAAAAAACATTGTCAATCTGGACACCAATGTAGTTTCCATTTGTCACTATCACTTTTTTTTCGCCATAACCTTCTAGGAATAGCGTTACTTCCTTTGATGCTCTATCGATTAAGTCTGAAGTGTTAGCTACTGTGAAAAAATCAAATATCATAAAACGACCTCGGCCCTTGTAGCAGGCACCTGCAAAGGTGGTTCAGGAGCTTGAGTCTGAATGCCAGTCCTTTCAAGCTCTAGAGTGATCGAATACAGATCATTGACCGATGATTGATTGATCTGGATCGAATTAAATAGACCATTAAAAACAGTCACAGCTCCATTTAAGTAGGTGATCGTTACTTCCTTTGAAGTGACCTTTTCGAATGCCTGATCTGCTAGTGCAGAGAAAAGTGTCAGTCCTATTGATTTCCTAGATGCCTTAAGGTTCACGGTAACGGTAGATCCTATCCCTTTTTGAAACTTCTCAGGCTGACTCCCCGATGCTTTCGAGTCATTTTGAGTCTGCACCTGGATAGCCTTATCCTCTGTATCAATGTATAGACCAGTCAATCGCTCAGAAAGATAGATAGGTATTGGAGCGAAAGGAGCTTTCGCAACGATATCCTTCACTATTGGTATCTTTGAAAGTGAAGATTGCTGAGCCTCGGTCAAACGAAAAAAATTAAACAATATCAATGGATCTATTCCATTCAGCATCTAGCCCCCCAAGAACCTTTTCAAAAAAGGTATCTCCTTCAGTAAATTAAATAGCCTAGTCCATCCGTCAACGGTGTATTTGACTACAGTCTCAACGCCCTTTATTAGGCCTGGAGCTGCAGCGACGAGAGAAGATATTTGCTGACTAATTTCTTGAAGGCTATTGTCGACGTCTGAAAGTGTTTTAAACCTAGCAATGTTTTGATTCTCTCGATTAAGTTCATTCACCTGAGATCGATTGATCTGACGAATGTCTCCCTCACCAATTAGACCAGTCTTTTTTTGTAGATCAATTATTTCCCTTTGCGCTTTTAAAAGATCATTAAGGTTTTGAAGTTCGGCGAGCTTTTCAATGCCAGCATCAAGACCTGGACCAAAAAACTTCTCTAGTTTTTTCCCAAGATCATTGAAGTTTTGACCCAAGAATTCGGATGCCTTTAAAATTTGCTTCTCCCCGAATACTTCTTCCTGAACTCGACGTTGAGTTGTCTGATCTAATTTTTGAAGGTTTTGAATGAAGTCAAAAAAAGCATCTGCAGTATCAGTTCGACCTCGAAACTGACTAAGTGCGCCTTGTTTTGTCGGATCTGCATTTGTTTCGGCCAATGATCCTTGAAATTTATTAAGTAGCTGAAGGAGTCCTTCGCGGTCTAATCCTGAAGCCGTTGCGAAAGCTTCAAGCTTTGCAAGCTTTCCTGCAGTAGTCCCAAATTGCTTTGCAAAGGTAGATAGATCATCGGCCCTTGTCAGAGTTCGTTCAATCGCGTCCTGAGTTTCTTTAAGAGGGTTTAAAAGCTTTGCGAAGATAGCCGAAAAGCCCCCAACTACTCCCCCACCTTTCATTGTGTTTAAAAGTCCGCGGCCGAATTTCTTGGCAATGTTGCCAAAACGCTGAGTCAGAGTCCTTTCCATTTTTTTCAGATCATCCATGCTGATTTGAGGGACGATCTTTAAAATTTCTTTGATCATTGAAGCCTCATAGTTGGATAGATTGCCTCATAGAAAGCTATGTTTACAATATCCGAAAGCTCTAGATCTGGAAACTTTGCTACTGTAGACCTGAGGTCAACGCTGCAGTTTTTAAGTTTTTTTTTTCGTCTTCAGTTATGAAATTCACTTTGATCTTTGATATTTCACAAGACACCTGGACGATTGCCTCGTGAATATCTGAAGGACTTAAGTTTTTTATATTCTCAGGACCAAAAGGTACTCCATTAGCATCAGCACAAAATCTAAGCATGGCCTCGACTTCATCTTCCTTTAAGTCCACGAATAAAACGGCTTCTCTGATTAGCTTTTCCCTGTCGTTCTCTGGCATTGCCTCGACCTTTAAAAAGAAGTCTTCGTATGACTGGCCAGCGTACATTGGAAGCATCTTAAGGCCTAGCATCAATGTATGGAATACATTTAAAGCCTTAAGACTTCTAATGCCTTTCAAGGGGAGTATCTTCACGACTTATGAACCTCTGCGCTGTCGAATGTTTCGAATTCAAGTGAAACCTGCAAAGACTCAGGACTCTCATCAAGTGTTAGTTGCTGAGGTCGATTAGAAAGGACCGCATTTTTTGCAATCTTTGAAGAACCGTCTGTTCTATCAATGCAGTACACTTCAAGTCGCGTTTGATCTTCAAAAGCAGAGTCTAAAACTCCCTTAAGCTCAGCACTCATCTGCATGATTGGAATAGTCCACCGCTTAGGCTCTCTGATGCCTTCACGATATGTCAGGCCTAGCTTGTTTCCTGCATTGGCACCACGTGTAAGCTTATTTCGCTCAGGATCTTCGATCTGCACTTCTGCGACATGTTCGAAAGAATAAGTGACGCCATTGATCTTGATACCTAAGTCACAGTTGTAAAGTTTGAAAGTCACTGTCTACTCCCCTTATAAAGTTTGACGCATCTCTGCGAATATTCTCCACAATGCTTTTGGCTCAGCAATATTAATATTTCCAGAAGCTACAAAATTTTCTTGTTCTAATGTCACGGAAACAGTAGCGGCTTCAATCCGCTGACTGTCGATGTATGCCTGCGCTACTTTTTGAAGCTCGTCTTCAAGTAAAGCAGCCTGAGTCAATGTGTATGCTGGCTGATTTCCTGATACATAACTTAATGCTGCACTTTGAAGATCAATTTCGAAATTTCTCTTAATGTATGGAGCTGTGACGGCTTTGCCCCCGGCCGCAAGCAAAGCAAGTCTTTCGCCAAACTCAGAGTCGCTAATCACAAAACTGATCTTATCTTCAAAAAGACTTTCGGCTTCTCCCAATGTGTCCACGTCATCAACAAAAGGCATTGAAATATATTGTTGATTGCGCCATGCGAGTGAATTCGCCAAAAGCTTTCCAATAGCAAAGCACATGTTTCGCCCTGCTACTGTACCAGACTTATAGAAGGCAATGCGATTTTTGATCGCCGCTTGGCTTGCAAGAAAAACCTTATCATTCTCGCAAACTGCAATGACACCTTTAAAGGCACTGAAGTCTGCATCTTCGTCAGTAACATCATCCTTATTAAAGTCACTGGAAATGACTAGAGTATAGAAGTCTGTATCTTTATTAGCTACTAGTGAACCGATCTCAAGATCTTCAGCCGTTAGAATAGTCACCTTTGACATGCCAGCAAGTAGCATTTGCTGAGCATCCACATTGTCAGTCAAGGCGGCAATTTGAGCCGCCGTCGTACACTCTGTGAATTCTCCAGGATCAACTAAGTTCTTCGGCTTGACCACGACACAAGCTTGCTTAAGAAAAGCCGTTGATGCTGCAGGTGTTGGCTCTATCGATGTGACTTTGAAAAAATAGTCTAAAAGAATATTCATGTTCTACTCCCCTTCAAAAACAATGCTGGTCAATTCGCCCTGATTAGGATCGTACTGTGCATTGTAAAAATAGTGAAACGATACTGACCTTTCAACGATATTCCTAAGCCTAAGGCCATTGTCTTCAAAACCAAAAAAGAATAGGTCCTTAACAAGCTTCGAATGTTTTTTGATCTGCTTACCAATATATCCAATAGGCATCTTTTCAGAATTCGCAAATATTCTGAAGCGTCCCTCTACTCTGTAGACCTCTGATCCGTCCCGAATGTCTGGACGCGCTGAGTCTATATCAATGAATACCATTTCTTGCTCGCCCGACACTGAAGCCGCGTCGAGCGTAACCTTTGGAAGCTCAAATACCTGTCTTGCGATATTGATTAAGGACTTCTCGACTGTCATCGCCTAGGCTTCCTTGTTATCTTTGCTTTAATCGCTCGAAAGGTTTGCCCTGTATCAATTAGAAGCCTGTCAAAGCCTTTGGCATCAGCCGTTCGAGCTGTGTTCGATCCGTATTGGCCCTTGAGTATCGGAGTCCTGACAACTGATTGAAGCAGATTGATGACTCGCTTGTCGTTAGGCTTTCCAAAGACTCCCTGAAGAAAAGCGCGAGTGAAGCGAATGATCTGAGTGGATCTGCTTTTAAAAGGTGCTCCAAGTATATCGATGCCAGTATTTTCTTGCACCTGCTTGAAGACTTCCTTTTGGCTCAATGGTCCAGTGATGCGCTCCATTTTTCTAACTGGCCCACCTGCAAAGGTGCCCTGATCCTTTCCCATAAAATTAGACTTCGGAAGCCTGTGCGCCTTATCTTCAAGTATCCCAACTTCGAATTGATATCCTTCGATCCTTCTTTTCATCTTTGAATAGAAGGACTTCTGAAGGATAAGTTTCATTCTAAGATGTCTCCCATATAGATATTAGACTTTGCAGTAGTAGTAAGGATGACTTCAACGCCAGCGGCTTCGAAGTATTTTTTGAGCCTTTCTCGCGTCGAGCTTATGGACTCCCTGGCATCTAAGACAGAAAGCAAAACCTCGAATGTCTCAACATTCAAGGCCTGGATCGTTAGATCTATTCCTTCCCATTCTTCATCGGTGAGACTTGCTGCACCGATGAAGGCAAGGATGCCATTCAAAAAATCACGCATGTATTATAAGTAGGTCACTGGCTGACGAATGATACCGCCCTTAGCCAAAACCTCGACCATTGTGCTTCCCATTAGGAAGTTATGCCAAATATACATTTTCTCTTCATTCACGCCTTGAGCTTTCAATGCAGGCAAAGCAGTGTAGTGAGTCTTCACTTGAGCCTCATTGACAACCATAAAGCCTTCTGCAGAACTCAAAGTCACATCTTCAGGAAGCTCCATCATTCGATACTGTGGACCTAGAACTTCTTGAAGTGCAGTCTTGAAAGGCTTTGAACTAGCTGGATACAGAGCATTGAACTTCTGTCGAGTGGTAGATCCGTACATGATCAAAATCTTAGATCCTGCCACCTTATCGGCTTTTGTCTTTGCGTCGATGATCTTTGCGTGAAGTGCTGGAAGATGACCATCAGTTGAAGCCAATGCACTTGAACTTTCCAAGATGTAGTTGGGATCAGCTGACCAGTATAGTCCGTTATTGATAACGGTGCTCGCAGAAGTGCCAGCTCCGTATAGCCAAAGGTCATCAATCTGACGGAAGTGTTCATCTAGAACTTGTCGGACAACATCTTCTACTTGCTTAAGATCCTGAAGTGCAGATTGCACAAACTGATTAGCAAGGAAATATTTTTTGAATACTTTGCTACGCTCAGTGACGCTGATCTGTTTAATTTCAGTATCTTTTGGCAAGTAGACTGCAGTTCTTAGATCTCCAACGGCTTCAAGTCTCTTGAAGGTCAGTGTACCTACTTCTTCACTGTAGCCTTGGCTATTTCCAAGCATGGTCGGCATGACCGCTGTATAAGTAGGTACGAAGTCGGCCATTAACTGATCGATGTCTCTTAGTACAATTTTATTTGTCACTGTAAGCTCCTATTGTTTTATAAATTTATGAAATTTTGGATGTGATTGGATTGGTTTTTGTTTTGGCTCATTGGCTTTCATGGCTTCTTCAAGCGACTCCAGAGACTCAGACACTTCCTTCAAAGCGTCTTCTGTCTTCTTTGTAGCTTTTTTCTTGGCCATTATAAGCCCCCAGGAAAGTCGATCAAGGCAACCTTGACAGTAGTACCATCAGCCTTAAGACCATCAATTGGACCTGATACATAGATTGCATCGGTGACGGTAGTCGTCACGTCACCGTCATCTACAATGTTTGCATGACCAGTGACATCGTCTACCCATACCTTTTGGCCGACGACAACATATGAATAGTCGTCTTCATCATCGGTCAAGAGGATAGGGACTTGCATGCCAGACCTAACTACTTCGACATGTCCTGCTAAAACCAAAGATTTTCCTATGGATACTCCAACCAATGAACCTTGGGCTTTAGTGACTGTGAGGCCCCCGTCAGACTTTGCCCTAACTGCAGTGCCAGCCGGAAAGCTAGAAGCAAGTGCAGGGAAAGAAGTCACGTCTTTGTCGGAGCTCCTAGTAGCTCCAAGGGCAATCACTCCAGCATTTTGACTCATTATAAGCCCCCAGGAAAGTCGATCAAGGCAACATTCACAGTGGTCACTCCGTCTTCTTTAATACCTGTCAAGACGGCTGATCGGTAGACTGCATTGACTCCAGTGAAACCAGCTCCAGAAGCTCCAGCGCGTCCAGTTGTGTCAGAGATATGGACCTGCGCTCCTACTACAGGAGTGAATGAGTCAGTCAGAAGGATAGGGACAAGAAGTCCTTTCCTGCAAACTGAAACATGACCCGATGCGCTTAGTGATTTCCCTAAGCTAATGCCAAGCTTAGATCCACTCGCTGACGCCAGTGTCAAAGCCCCTGCAGAAGTTAGATGTACGCAAAGACCAGCCTCGAAAGTGGACTCTGATGCTACATAGCTGTCTACTGCTTTGATGTTTGATTTCGTCGCTCCTAATTGAACCTGACTTGCATTGTGCATTTAAGCTCTCTCCCCTAATAAATTTTGTCTTGCGATCTTCATCATTCTTTGCTTGAAGGCATCTTCCGAACCGTCCGACACTCCCTTATTCAAAGCCTCGGCTTTCTTAATACGCCTTAGCATTTCAAAAGTAGGCTCAAATATAGCGTCATACATTTGTTGCGCCTTCTCTTGCTTACCAGTTTTGGTCAATTTCAAATAATCTTCAAGTTGAGATTTCAACGCGCCAGTCAAAAGGTCCATATTTTGTTGGACCTGGAAGAATGACTGAATGATCCCTGCCTTGATTGCAGAGTCTTTTTCTATCGGGGAGTCGTACTTCTCTGATTCAGCGGCTTTGAATATGTCAGAAATTTCCTTAGGCAGTAAAGCTTGGTTATCCTTAAGCCATTTTTCAGAGTTCAAGTTAAACTTTATTGCTGCTTCCAAAGCTCTGGCATCCCCTGACTTTTTTTCTGATTCCTCACGTTCTTTCTTTGCCTTTGCAATAAGGTCAGGATCAGCCTCATTCTCTGGTTTTGTTGCGCCTAGCTTTTTTTCTAAAGCCTCAAGCTTTGCCTGCATATCCTTGATCAACTGATCTTTTTGATCTGGAGTGGTTTCGGTTTTTGGTTCTGGCTTTGGTTCAGGCATGCGAAATTCCTTTCGGTGAAAGTTTGACTAGATATTAGCTACAAGTCCAAAGTCGTGTCATCGGTTATGATTTCCATACCGCATCTGCATCCGATCCTGTCTCCTGGCATCTCGCCGTCACCTATCACATAGATCTCGCCGTACTTAGCTTGATGCTCAGGATCAGGCTCATCAGCATCCGACGGTAGCCAGCGGTATTTTTCCCCAAAATATTTTGACTTGATCTCTTCTTTGACCTGCCAAACGATCTCGTTTTGAATTCTTTGGACGAGAAGCTTTGGATCTTTTGATATCTCTGAAGCTAGTTCTTTGGCCGCTGACCTTCCTGACTCCAAAGCTTCCTTGGCCCTTCTTAGCTTATAGTTTCTACTGACCTTAAGGCTAACCTCTGCAAGCCTTTCTTTGGAAACTACTCCAGACCTTGAGATCATCGAAAGAGAGCTTCTTTTGATGCTTAGATTAGGCCCTACGATCTTCTTGATGTGCTTTTCTGGAGCAATTTTTTTCAAAAGATCTGATGGGTTATATATTATCGACACTATCTTCGACCTCTAGATCGAGTAGTTTTTGGACAATCAATCTTTTTTGATCTTGAGTCACGATATCGTCATCAGTGATCGAAAAGGTTTGAAGTGCTGAAAGTGCCTGACCAATCATCCTGAAGTCTTGTGACTTATATTGCACTGATATCCCAAAAACTGATGAAAGCACTGGCTTTATAATAGACACAAAATATGACTTAAGACCTCTTTCCATTGCCCTCTGATCTGCTTCTCCAGTGTCGGACAATCCGCCAGCCTGAAGGTCTCCAGATATGTAGCTTGAAGGTAGTCTCAAATAAAAAGCTCTCTTTTGATTGATGAATTCAATCGCTTTATTTACAGGCTCCATTTGAAGTGTTGCAGTTTCGATCTTGTCCTCTGCATCGATCAAAACATCTTTTCCCTGACCAAGACCTTTAGTGACATTGATAGCTCTTGACCTCACTTCACTTGAGTCGACCGCCGAGGTTGATCCCCTTAAGTCTTTGGCTTTAAACTGAAGTGCTGATGATAAGTTCGCCTGTTTATTTAAGCTTGATACCGTATAGTATTCGATTGCTGAATAGAGCCTGACCATATCCGTACGAACATACTTCTCAAAACTAATGAATGTCCCCAATTGAGACTCGCCCATAGTCTGATAGTCTTCTCTAATCCTTTGAGCTTCTTCATCTGTGGCGTACCTTAGGATTCTAAGTGCCCTTTCGTAAACCAAGAAGATCTGCTTTCTTTCACTCATGGCTTTCGCCAGCATTGTGACTAAACCTTCACTTGAAGCATTTTTAAGACAAGAGTCCCAAAGCATGTCGTGAACTTCATCAGGAATTCCATGAGTCCTTTCCAAAACATCTGTCAGGATCATTGAGTAGATATTCTCGACATCGGTGTTGATGAAGTCTCGTTCAGTGATCTTTAAGGGGAATACTGCTGGAAGCTCTTCAGGAGTGGTGTTGAACTTCCAGCCAAACCAAGTATTAAGTGTAGACATTATTCTTTGCCTTCCAAGACTTCAGGCTTCACGTTTGAAAGTTCTTCCTTCTTTACTTCATCCACAAGCCTGACAAGCCTTGCTTGAAGTCTTGCTTCTAGTATTTTTTGTTTTTCAAGCTCATCGGTCCAGGCTTTGATTTGAGCTTCTGCAGTCTCTAATCTAAACAAGGCTTCCTTGTGAAGCTCAAGCGCATCGGTGATTTCCTTTGGAGCCCTGTCAACGGTGTGGATTAGTCTCAAAAATTTTGAACTCATTATTTCCCCTTAATTAAATTAAGCCACTCAAGGCATAATGCTAGCGAGTCTGGAGCGTCGTCATTCTTTGCTCGATATTCGTACTGCAACACTTGATCAATGTATGCCTGACCTGACCGCTTAGACAAGTGGATGTGATGTGCATAAGCTCCAGCGGCCATTATACGGGCATGCTTATTAGTGCTAGACCTTCGACCTATCACGCCTATGCCTGGAAATGTTTCCCGAAGGATCTTGATTGGCATATCTCCCAACGCATTGGTTTCAAAAGCAAGGCGTCTAACCTGAAGCCGTTCAAGTATCGGTGCAATATCATCTAGGCAATGATTCCAAGCTTTCTTAAATACATATCCTTCGACTGCAACACCTGAAAAATGAGCCCTGAGAGCACTGATGGCCGTACAGTCTCCGCCCTCGTGGCTTGGATCAATGAAGGCTACAGAGTCGCCAAGTGGAAAGCTATCGATAAAATTGATGTTGTCAAAAGCAGTCGAACCCTCTTTTGGGATCTTAAGATGATATGACATCTCGATAGATGCTTCTGAGACTCCAGCCAGCCGCATTGCATCAAGGTCAGGATCAAGCTCAGGTATTGATCCGAAGGGAATTTCGAGTCTTTCTAGCTTAGGTCGAAGCTCTGCATATAAGTCGAACTTATGTGCAGGCTGACCGATAATGACAATATTCTTGCAAAGCTTGTAAGCTTCATCGTACTTTTTTTTCACAAGAGATCTCATTGCTTCCGAGGTGTCTTCCTCTGTCACAGGATCGTCCATTAAAACTCGGCGTGGGTGCCTGCCTCGGAAAGAGCTCTTGATCGTAAGCACTTCGACCGAGTGATCCTTTTTTTGATGCCCTGAAGTCCTGATGAAGTTTGAATTCTCTCGCTCTAGTGCAACACCATTTTTGATTAAGGCTTCTTTGATTTCGGTTATTATGGCGGTATTTCTGGATTTTGATTTTGTTATAATGAGATTAGTTGTGTCTTGATTGAGATAACAATCATAAGCAACCCCCATAATTGTCACATAGTCAGTCTTCCCATATCCACGAGATCCCAAAAGAAGCCTTGGATCATTGAGGTCAAAAGCAAAGTGCTGCATATCGATCTGTTTTGGATATGGCCTTGGATATCCTGCAGAAATGCAGAATTCTTCAAAGGACTTCTTGGGCATTGATATATTTTGGCTTGCATATCCCCTTATCAATTCGATGACCTGATCTTTGGTCAGACCTGCTTTCTGAGCTTCATCTAGGATGACTTCATCTATAGCCCTGTCAGATTGTCCCAAAAGATGCTTACCAAGGAATATAGCCATTGCAGCATTGCCTTCTTCTGCAATCTTAAATTGGATCTTTTTTAGCTTGGTGCGTCCAGATATCTTCCTTTTGTGCCAATACTCCGAAAGTTTGATGCCGTATTGATCTCTGACGTAAAGGTCTAGGGTGTCTAAAGATATATTAAAGAAAGATGCGATCTCTTCTTGGGTGCATTGATACTGGACTAACTTATCGAATTCTTGCCAATCGATTGTGCCTACTTTTGGACCTCTGGTCCCTTGTCCCCTTGGTCTCATGTGGTCACTATCGGTTCAAAACGACCCTAAATCAACCCTAGGTATTTCTAGGCGTCTAAGATTCTTTAAACATCACTCATCCCCCACAGTGTTGCGGTACAAGGAAAGGGCTTCACGCGCAAATGCCCCTGCGACTAAATCTTTTTCGGCATCAAAATCTGCGTCGTCTTCTGACATCAAAATTATGTTTTTATAAAAGTCTGGGTGCTTTTGCCAGTTGTCCTTGTCTGCGTAAAATTCGAGTACCTTAATTAATTCCTTCACCACTGACGACTTCAAAGCAGCGTCCCAACCTTTTTCATAAAACAATTTTAAATCATTTTGATGATACAACTCGGATGGCCATGTTTTATAAAACTCTTCAGCCGCCTTGTCGCGTTCTTCTTTACTCATTCCCAAACCTCATAAGGATCTTTTTGGTCAGGTTTGTGATTGATCTGCACTAAACACATAACCCCTACTCCAGCCATAAAGCCGATCCATAACCATAAAAATATCACAAAACACCTTCCTTCAAAGAAGGGACCTCGGACTAGCACTAGATCCGAGATCCCCAAAGCCCGATCCCCAAGGAGTCACTCTTAGTTGATCAGGATAGTTTTTTTAATAGTTTCAAAATTTGAGCTTCGGTCAATTGATTAGACTTGATCTTCTCTCCTGTCATTTCAAAGATCATTTCACTTACAATCACTGGATCTATCCCTTTAGCATCGACTAACGAGTATAATTCTGAAAGAAGTTCGT